GATCCGAGCGTGCTGCGCTGCGAGCCGGTGCGTGTGCCGGTGCGGGCGTGGGAGCCGCGCGAGAAGGCGTGGGTCACGGTAGCGGTGCAGGAAGCGTGGAGGGTGCGCTAGAGCATGTATGACGTAGATGAAGTTTCGGATTTGATACCGACCGAGCGCATCACGCTGATTGCGTGGGCGCTGGCGCTGGGCGGCACGGTGACGACGGGGCAGGTGGCGAAGGAGCTAGGCATCACACGTGTGGGCGCCTGGCTGCTTCTCACCAAAATGAGCCGCGTGGTGCCAATCACATCAGATGATAATCGACGGTGGTATCGGGTTAACCCATAGTTAACCTCACCACGCTACGCTGGAGGCATGGGACGGCCGAGCAAGCTGACGCCGGAGTCGGCGAAGAAGATCGTGGACGCCATCGCCGCGGGCAATTATTTGGAGGTTGCTGCGGCGCATGGCGGTGTTGTGTACAGCACGCTCAACGAATGGATGAAGAAGGGCGAGCGTGCGACGACCGGTGACTATCGCGAGTTCTACGAGTCCGTAAAAAGAGCGGAGGCGGACGCCGAGATGCTGCGCATTGCGCGCATCAGCAAGGCGGGCAGCGAGGGCAACTGGACGGCGGACGCATGGTACTTGGAGCGCCGCTACCCCGACCGCTGGGGCCGGCGCACGGAGGTCAGTGGGGCCGGCGGTGGGCCCATTACATTTGAGGTAATCGAGGATGCACGCAAGCGCATCGCTAGTCGAGTTGATCGGCTCGCTGCCCAGCTTCGAGCGGACGGCGATTTTGGCGAAACTGACGACGACGCCAGTGGAGGGGCAGGCGCTTGAGTACCACTGGTCATTCTGGGCGCGGCCGGCGCAACTGCCGCCTGCGGGCGGATGGACGAGCTGGCTGATTCTGGCTGGCCGTGGGTTCGGCAAGACGCGGGCCTCGGTGGAGTGGGCTAGGGAGCAGGCGGAGTCGATGCCGGGCAGCCGCGGGGCGTTGGTGGCCAGGACGGCGGCGGATGTGCGTGACGTGCTGGTGGAGGGCGAGAGCGGCATTCTGGCCGTGTCGCCGCCGTGGTTTATGCCGGTGTACGAGCCGAGCAAGCGGCGGCTGACGTGGCCCAACGGCAGTGTGGCGACGTTGTACAGCGCGGACAAGCCGGACGTGCTGCGCGGTCCCCAACATCACTGGGCGGTGGCGGATGAGCTGGCGGCGTGGCGCTTCGAGGAGGCGTGGGACATGCTGATGATGGGGCTGCGCCTGGGCCAACACCCGCGTGTGCTGATCGCCACCACGCCACGGCCGACGAAGATCATCAAGGGTCTACTCACTGACCCGTACACGACGGTGACGCGCGGCAGCACTTACGAGAATCGCAGCAACTTGGCGCCGGCGTTCTTTCGCCAGATTTTGCGACGCTACGAGGGGACCCGGCTGGGGCGGCAGGAGCTGTACGCCGAGGTGCTGGACGATGTGCCGGGTGCGCTGTGGACGCGGGCTACCCTAGACGGCAACCGGGTGAATGCTGTGCCGGCGCTGCAGCGCATTGTGGTGGCGATTGACCCGGCCATCACGGCGGATGACGAGGCCAACGAGACGGGCATTGTGGTGGCCGGCGTGGACGAGCAGGAGCACGGCTACGTGCTGGAGGACCTGACGGTGCGTGGGTCGCCGGCGCAGTGGGCGGAGACGGCGGTGCAGGCGTATGACCGTTGGCAGGCGGATCGAATTGTCGCCGAGGTCAACCAGGGCGGCGACATGGTGGAACACACGGTGCGCACAGCGGCGCGGGAACTTGCATCGCAGGGGCGGCGGGCCACACGCAATGCGGCGTTCCGCCAGGTACGAGCGACACGGGGCAAGCACACGCGGGCGGAGCCGATCTCGGCGTTATATGAGCAGGGGCGGGTGCATCACGTGGGGATGTTTGCGGAGTTGGAGGACCAGATGTGTACGTGGGTGCCGGGCGAGGATTCGCCGGACCGCATGGACGCGCTGGTGTGGGCGATGACTGAGCTGATGACCGTTGACCAGGCGGTGGAGTATGCGCCGTCAATTTGGGGGTAGGGCATGTTGACCACGTGGACGTTGCCGCAAATGACGTATGCCGACGAGATGTGGATTCGGCGGGTGCTGGACGAGGACGCCAAGCGGTTGGCGCAGATCGGCGCCGCCTGGGATGCGTACAACGGCGTCAATCAGGAGACGTTGAAGCCAACCACGGCAGAAACGGCGACGCGTTCGGCGGATAACGTGGTGGTGAACTTTGCCCAGCTCGTGGTGGACACGTCGGTGTTCTTCCTGTTCGGCGAGGATCTGCAGTTTGACCTCGACATCAACACGGGACCCAGCGAGCGCACGCCGGACGAGGCGTGGCTGGACGGCATGTGGGCCCACAACCGCAAGATGGTGCTGCTGCAGAAGCTGGCCACCAACGGCGGTGTGACGGGGCATGCGTTTGTGAAGATCAAGCCGGCAGCGGCCGGCCAGCAATACCCGCGGCTGATCAACCTGTCCCCGGAATACGTGCATGTGCTGACGGACCCGGACGACATCGACGAAGTACGGCGCTACATCATCCAGTATCCGGCTGTGGACCCGGTGAACGGGGACCGGCTGGTAATGCGCCAGGTAGTGGAGCGCAACGACGGTGGGCGCTGGCAGGTGCGTGATCAGGAGAGCCGCAACGACGCCCAGTTCGTGACGGTGCAGGAGGGGCTGTGGCCGTGGGAGTGGTGCCCGATTGTGGACTGCCAGAACTTGCCGGTGGCCAACGAATACTACGGGCGTTCGGACATTGAGGAGCACGTGGTATCGCTGCAGAAGTCCATCAACTTTGTGCTGAGCAACCTGCAGCGCATCATCAAGTTCCACGGGCACCCCAAGACCTGGGGCCAGGGCTTCCGGCGGGAGGACCTCAAAATCGGCGTGGACGAGACGATTGTGCTGCCTACCAATGCCACGCTGCAGAACCTGGAGATGCTGAGCGACCTGAGCAGCAGCATTGAGCTGTACGGGCGGCTGAAGGAGTCGCTGCACCAGATCACGCAGACGCCGGAGGTGGCGGCCGGGAAGCTGGAGAGCGTGGGCAACTTGAGCGGCGTGGCGCTGCGCATTTTGTACGGGCCGTTGCTGGCCAAGACGGCGGTGAAACGTACGCTGTATGGGCCGCTGATCCAGGAGATCCATCGCCGTACGCTGGACATGGCCGGGCGGCGCTCTGACCAGGAAACGCAAATCCACTGGCCGGATGCGCTGCCGGGCGATGCGTTGGCTGAACGGCAGACGGCGCTGATTGACAAACAACTGGGCGTGAGCGATGACACGCTGTTGCAGCAGTTCGGCTATGACCCGGACGCGGAGCGTGAGAAGCGGCAGCAGAACGTGACGGACATGGCCGACGCCATGCTGGGCGCGTTCGACCGTGGCGAGGACGAAGGCGATGAGCAACAGGAATAGAGCGGCGATTGTGTGCGCAGTCCTGGCATCTGCCGCGCTTTACGCGCTGGGCGTGTGGATGCAGATTGAGTTTATCCGCTGGGCGGCGCGGTAATGCCTAGCGCGCTGGAGTTAGCCGCCGCGCGCTTCCGCCGCGAACTGCTGACCAATGAGCGGGCGGCGGCTTCGGACATGGTGCGCGTCTACGGCGAGGCATGGCGGCGCACCAGTCAGCGGACAGCCGACGTGCAGGCGCAGATTCGGACGGCGCGGCTGACGGGGCAGTCCATTTCCCCAGCGTGGTTTTACCAGCAGGACAGAGCGGAGACGTTGCAGGCGCAGATTGAGGCGGAGCTGCGCCGCTTTGCCGCGTACGCCGAGGAGAGCACGACGGCTCTGCAGCGGCAGGCGGTGACGGCGGCTGGTGGCCATGCAGCAGGGCTGGTGGACCTGGCGGCGGGCGTGCGGCCGGCGGGGCTGGAGGTGCCGTTTGATGTGCTGCCCACGGCGGCGCTGCAGGACTTAGTGGGCTTCGCGGCGGACGGGTCGCCGCTGCGCGATGTGTTCGGTGAGATAGCGGGCGTGGCGGAGCGGGTGACGGACACGCTGGGGGCGTCGTTGGCGGCCGGGCTGGGGCCCAGGGAGACGGCTCGGCTGCTGCGCCGGCAGTTCGGGGTGGGGCTGGCGCGGGCGCTGACCATCAGCCGCACGGAGACGCTGCGGGCGTACCGTGAGGCCATGCATCGCAACTACGAGGCAAACAGCGACGTGGTGGAGGGCTGGGTGTGGCACGCCACGCTAACGCCGAGAACGTGCGCGGCGTGCTGGGCCATGCACGGGACGGTGCACAGGCTGGACGAACGCATGGACGAGCACCCGAACGGCCGGTGCACGGCGCTTCCGGTGCTGAAGCCGTGGAGGGAGCTGGGGCTGGACATTCCCGACCGGCGTCCTGTGGTGGTGAGCGGGGAGGACGAGTTCGCCAAGCTAACGCCGGCGGAGCAGGAGCGGGTGCTGGGCAAGGCGGCGTTTGTGGCGTGGCAGGACGGGGCGGTGGCGCTGAAGGACTTTGCGGCTCACCGGCACAGCGCCGAGTGGGGCGATACGCTGCAGGTGGCTTCGCTGGAGAAGATGCTGGGCAAGGACAAGGCGGCGGGCTATCTGCGCTTTGTGCGGGGCTGGGGGGAGCGGCCGGAGCGGGCGGTTATACGATTACAGCCGGCGGGGGTGCCGGTTAGCAAGGCTTTGACTTTACCTAAACAAAAACAACACTTGGATGAACTGACGGAAGCATTAACCGTTATTGATTCTGTTCATGGTGATGGGACATTGCCTACTATTCCGGTTAAGATTACCAAAGCCACGACGCGGCAAGGTGCGTATAGATATGAACTATACTCTGGAAAGCCAATATCTATCACCATTAGTTCCCTCAGTGAATCTCGTGCATTTACTTTGGTACATGAGGTTGGGCATTTTCTTGACCATCGTGGTATGGGGGGCTCCCCTGGGCAGTCGTTCAATTTAGCAAAAAGACCGAAATTACAGAAATGGTATGACGCTGTGCACCAGAGCAAAGCAATACAGTTGCTCAAGGACAAATATGCAACTCCTCAGACTTATGCAGAAATTGTTACCAATCAGTTCGGGCAAGAATACGAAGTGAAGCCTGACCGGAAGATGTTGGAGTATTATTTCAGTAGTGAGGAAATATGGGCGAGATCATACAGTCAATACATTGCTGTTAAGTCGCAAAATCGCCTGTTACTAGATCAGTTGAGTGCGGAGCGGAATATCCCAGTTTACGGAGATTGTATTCAATGGGATGATGAAGATTTTGCGCCCATTGCCGCTGCGATTGACGAGTTATTTATGGAGATGGGATGGCTACAGTAACAAGAGCAGATGGGACGGAGGCCTCTTTGCAGGAACAACGAGATGTCCTGCTCAATATAGGTATGCTGCCGTCCTTTGTTGAGTTTGTTTTGGCAATGGAATCGGGCAGAATCACAGGAGACGTTGTAATAGTTGACGAGGACAACGACGAGGACGAAGAGCAAGTCGACTAGCTTAGTCGCCACCGCAACCGAACCGCCGGCGTTCCGGCGGTTTTTTGTTGTGTGGGGGCGGTTAACTGGCAGTTAACGGGGGGGCGGTAGGCTGGGGACAGGGCAACGACTAGACAACCCAGGAGGTTGCGCAGTGAGTGACGAGACAATGGCGGGCCAGGGGCCTGCCACTACGCCTGAGGGCCAGGAGCCGGCGGGCGGCGGGAAGCAAGAGGTGTTTGGCGCGGACTACGTGAAGCAATTGCGTGAGGAGGCGGCTCAGTACCGACGGCGCATGAAGGAGTTGGAGACGAAGGTATCCAGCTTTGAGCAGGCGCAGATGACGGAGACGGAGAAGCTGAAGGCGCAGGCGGAGACGGCACAAGCGCAGGCCAAGGCGGCGCACGAGGCGCTGTTGAAGGCACGGGGGCAGGCGGCGATCAGCCTGGCGGCGGTGAAGCACCAGGTGGAGCCGGAGCTGCTGGCACGGCTGGTGGAGGTGCAGTTCGATGAGAACGGCGAACCGGCCGGGGTGGATGCGGCGGTGGAGCAGGTGCTGACGAAGTATCCGAACCTGCGCGCCGGCAGTGTGGGCATGGCCAGCACGAACCCGCAGCGCAAGCCCGCGTTGACACTGGAGGACGTGAAGCGGATGGCGCCCGACGAGATTAACAGGCGTTGGGACGAAGTCCAACAGGCGTTGAAGGCAGGGCGGTAACAGCAAGGAGGGGCCACAATGGCCATCGAGAACTTTATCCCGAGCATCTGGAGCGCGCGAATCCTCCAGAATCTACAGAAAAGCCTGGTGTACGGACAGCCGGGGGTAATCAATCGGGAGTACGAGGGGGAGATTCGCAACGTAGGCGACAGCGTGAAGATCAACGCCATCGGCGCGATCACGGTGGGAGCCTACACCAAGAACAGCGACATCAGTGACCCGGAAGAGATTACCGGGGCCGGGACGACGCTGCTGATTGACCAGGCGAATTATTTCAACTTCCAGGTCGACGACATTGACCGGGTGCAGGCCAGGCCGGATGTGATGGGCGAGGCGATGCGCGAGGCCGGCTATGCGTTGAAGGACGAGCTGGATACGGACTTGGCGGCGCTGTGGTCGCAGGTGAGTACGGCTAATTTCATCGGCACCAATAGCTCGCCCAAGAC